CGGTCGACGGCCAGACGGTCAAGCAGCAGCCGCTGCCGGACCAGATCGAGGCCGACCGGTACCTCGCCAGCAAGGAGGCCGCGAAGAAGGGCCTCGGCGTGCGGATGACGAAGGTGGTCCCGCCAGGAGCAGTGTGACGTGCTGAAGTGGCTCCGACAACTCGGTGCTCGGAAGACCGCGGATGCCGCAGTGCCACGGCCTCGCGTGCTCATCGTGCGCGGCAAGTACGATGCCGCGCAGACCACGTACGAGAACCGCCGGCACTGGGCCAACGCCGATCTTCTTTCAGCGAACGCCGCGGCCAGCACCGACGTGCGGCGCATCCTGCGCAGCCGGGCGCGGTACGAGGTCGCCAACAACAGCTACGCGCGGGGCATCGTCTCGACACTGGCAAACTACATCGTCGGCACCGGCCCGCGGCTTCAGATGCTCACCGACGATCCTGAAGCCAACCGCGTCGTCGAGAAGGAGTTTTCGCGCTGGGCGAAGGCGATCGCCCTGGCCCACAAGCTCCGCACGATGCGCGTCGGGCAGTGCGAGAGCGGCGAGTGCTTCGGGCTGCTGACCAGCAACCCGCGGATCGCCGCACCCGTGCAGCTCGACGTGCGGTTGATCGAGGCCGATCAGGTCGCGTCGCCGTGGCCGACACCCGCTTACCGGCGAGACGCCGGTACCACCGTCGACGGCATCGTCTTCGACGAGTTCGGCAACCCGGTCGCGTACACGATCCTCCGCCGCCATCCCGGCGATAACACGGCCTTCCGCAACGGCGGCACCGACTTCGACGACATGCCGGTCGAATCGGTCATTCACCTGTTCCGAGCCGAGCGGCCCGGCCAGAGCCGCGGCATCCCGGAGATCACGCCGGCTTTGCCGCTGTTCGCGATGCTGCGGCGGTACACGCTGGCGGTGCTGGGGGCCGCCGAGCAGGCGGCGTTGCCGAGTGGTGTGATCTACACCGATGCACCCGCCGACGCCGACGCCTCGAACGTCGAGCCGATGGACACGGTCGAGATGGACCGCGGCACGTGGCTGACGATGCCGTACGGCTGGAAGATCAACCAGGTCCGGGCTGAGCAGCCCACGACCGTATATGGCGACTTCAAGCACGAGGTGATCAACGAGATCGCCCGCTGCCTGGAGATCCCGCTCAACGTGGCGCTCGGCAACTCGGCCCAGATGAACTACGCATCCGGCCGCCTCGATCACCAGGCGTTCTTCAAGAAGATCCGCATCGACCAGGCCCACCTCGGCGATGTCGTGCTCGACCGCGTGCTGGCCGCGTGGTTGAACGAGGCGGTCTTGATCGAGGGGTACCTGCCGCAGTCGCTGCGCACGCGCGACGCCGAGTTCCCGCACCAGTGGTTCTGGGACGGCTTCGAGCACGTCGATCCGGCGAAGGAAGCCAACGCGCAGGCGACGCGGCTGGCCAGCAACACGACCACGCTGGCCGTCGAGTTTGCCAAGCAGGGACTGGATTGGGAGAGCGAGCTGCGCCAGCGCGGCCGCGAGCTGGCGCTGATGCGAGAGCTGGGGCTGACGACAGAACAAGCGGCACCGGCCGTTACGGACAACGAACAGGAGGATGAGGGCGATGTCACGGAAGACGCAAACGCCCGCGCCGCCGCGTGAGGCGGCGGAGCAGGTTCCCGATCGGCTGGCGCTGGTCTGCAAGGCGGAGCGCATCACGCTGGAGGCGGCCGCCGTCGAGGGCGACGCGCCGGCCATCCCGCGCTTCACGATGCTGGCCTACACCGGCGAACCGATGCACGTCGAGGGCTGGCGCTACCCGGTGGTCGTCGATCTCGAGGGGCTTTCGATCCCCTCGCAGCGCCGGCCGGTGCGCTTCGGCCACAGCATGTATGCCGGTGTCGGGCACACCGAACGCATCGCCATCGAAAGCGGCCGGCTGATCGCCGAGGGCGTCGTCAGCCGCGAGACGGCTGTGGCGCGCGAAGTTGTGGCCAGCGGCAAGCGTGGCTTTCCCTGGCAGGCGTCGATCGGGGCGCAGGTGGCCCAGGCCGACTTCGTGCGGGCGGGCAAGAGCGTCACCGTCAACGGCCGCACATTCGACGGCCCGCTCTACGTCGCCCGGCGGACGGTGCTGGGCGAGTTCAGTTTCGTGGACCTCGGCGCCGACGGCGGCACCACCGCGACCATCGCGGCGCAGCAGCAGGAGAACGATGTCATGGACGACAACACCGATACGCCGGTCACGCAGACCGATGAGAGCAACCCGACGGTGACGCCGGAGCCCCCGCGCGCGGGTCCGACGGACGGGAATGGCACGGAGGCCAACCCGTCCGTCAACCCGGCGACCGAAATCCGCGCGCAGGCGCTGGCCGAGAGCAAGCGCATCGCCGCAATCCGGCGGATCTGTGGGAGCCGGCTCCCGCAGATCGAGGAGCAGGCGATCGCCGAGGGCTGGACCGAAGAGAAGACCGAGCTGGAGAAGCTGCGCGCCAGCCGTCCGAAGGCGCCGGCCATCCATGTCGCCAGCGACACGATGAGCGGCCAGGTCCTCGAGGCCGCCTGCATGCTGACCGGCAAGGTCACCAAGATCGATGAGCTGTACGACGAGCAGACGCTGGACGCCGCGTCCCGCCGCTTCCGCGGCGGCATCGGGCTCCAGGAGCTGCTGCTCGAAGCGGCCCGGGCCAACGGCTACACCGGCTGGAACTTCCGCGACAGCCGCGAGGTGCTGCGCTGTGCGTTCGGTCAGAGCCTCCAGGCGGGGTTCTCAACGATCGACATCGGCGGCATCCTCAGCAACGTCGCCGACAAGTTCCTGCTCGAGGGCTTCTTCAGCGTGGAGCGGACGTGGCGGAACCTCTGCGCCGTCCGCAACGTCAGCGACTTTAAGACCGTCACCAGCTACCGGCTGATCGGCAAGGATCAGTACGAGCAGGTGGCGCCGGGCGGCGAACTGAAGCACGGGACGCTGGGCGAGCAGGCCTACACCAACAAGGCCGACACGTATGGTCTGCTCCTGTCGCTCGACCGCCGGGACATCATCAACGACGACCTCGGCGCGATCACCACGGTGCCCCGCAAGCTGGGACGCGGCAGCGGCCTGAAGATCAACGACGTCTTCTGGTCGATCTTCATGAACAACGCCGCGTTCTTCGCCGCCGGCAACAACAACTACCTCACCGGCGCCGACACGGCGCTGTCGATCGAGGGGCTGTCCAAGGCCGAGGTCGCGTTCCTCAACCAGACCGACCCGGACGGCAAGCCGCTCGGCGCCATGCCGGCGGTCGTGCTCGTGCCGACCGCGCTGAGCGCGATCGCGACGGTGCTGTACAAGTCGCTGGAGATCCGCAGCACCGTGGACGACCAGACCTACCCGGTCGCCAACCCGCACACGGGTAAGTTCCGGGTGGAAGTGAGCCGGTACCTCAGCAACACGCAATACACGGGCAACAGCGACAAGGCCTGGTATCTCCTGGCCGACCCGATCGACCTGCCAGTCATCGAGGTCGCGTTCCTCAACGGGCAGGAGTCCCCCACGATCGAGACCGCGGATGCCGACTTCAACGTGCTCGGCGTCCAGATGCGCGGCTACCACGACTTCGGCGTCGCGCTGCAGGAACCCCGTGGCGGCGTGAAGAGCAAGGGCGAGGTGTGAGCCGGATTGATGGCGGCATGACCGGGGACACGCCCGACGCCGGCTTGGGCTCGGGCGAAGTCATCCCCAGGGAGTACATAGCGATGGCAACAGCAACGTTTGTTCATGACGGCAACACGGTGGACTACACGCCGGGCGCGGCGGTCGCCGCCGGCGACGTGGTCGTCCAGGGCGAGCTGGTCGGCGTGGCGAAGACGGCAATCGCGGCCAACGGGCTCGGCGCGCTGGCGGTTACCGGCGTGTTCGACCTTCCCAAGGCGACCGGCGGCGGCACCGCGATCAGCGCCGGCACCAAGCTCTACTGGGATGTCGCCGAGCAGGTGGCCAAGGCCGACGACGAGTCGGGCGCCAACAAGCTGATCGGCAAGGCCGTCAAGGCCGCGGCCGACGCTGACGCGACGGTCCGTGTGCGGCTGATGCAGTAGGAGCGCCGCCGTGTCGGACCTGCTCGAACGCGGCGCCGCCTGGCTGGACCAGCAGCGGTCGCGCCACCTGACGCGGACGGTGACCTACCTCCGCGGCGCAGAGGGCGTGGACCTGCCGGCCACCATCGGCAAGACCGTGTTCGAGCAGGCCGACGAGTACGGCGTGATTCACCGCACCGAGTCGCGGGATTACCTGATCTCGGCGGCGGATCTGGTGCTCAGTGGTACGCAGGAGCAACCGAAGGCCGGTGACCGCATCCGCGAGACCGTGGGCGCGCAGGTGTTCCTCTACGAGGTGATGGCCCCGGGCGGCGAGCCGCCGGGGCGCTACAGCGATCCGCATCGCAACACGCTGCGGATTCACACGAAGTTCGTGGGGATGGAGTGACGCAGATGAGCCCCGACGGAACGCACGCGACGGTACAGCCTGAGGATTGTCCGCACGAGCCGACCTGCCTGAAGGACGTGCGCGAGATCCGTTCGGCGGTGTTCGGCAACAACCACCCCGAGAAGTCGCTGCTGGTGCGGATGGAGCGCGTCGAGAGCCGGCTGGCGGCGATCCAGAAGCTCTCGCTGGCGACGCTGTGTGGCGTGGGCACGCTACTGCTGAAGTTCATCGGGGCGTGGATCGAAGGCTTGATGAAGGGGTCGTGAACGATGGCGGACAGCACACTCATCGCTCTGGCCGATGCGATTGTGACCAGCCTCAACGGCGGCACATTCAGCCTGCCGTTCCAGGCCGAGCGCGGCTACCGGCCCGTGGTCGAACTGCCGGCGCTGGAAGCGGTGAAGGTCACGGTCATCCCGAAGAGCCTGGCGATCAGCGCTGCCACGCGCACGGACGGCTTCTACGACTGCTCGATCGACATCGGCGTGCAGCGCAAGGTGAACCCCGACGAACCGGCCGAGCTCGACGCGCTGATGAAGCTGGTCGAGGAGATCGGCGATCACCTGCGTGGCCACCGACTCGACGGGTTCACCGCCGCCGTGTGGCTGGCGCTCGAGAACGAGCCGGTGTTCGCGCCGGAGCATCTCGAGCAGCACCGCCAGTTCACCAGCGTCCTGACCGTCACGTATCGGGTGCGGAGGTAGCGCCGATGCCGCTGCAGTGGTTTGCGGGCTTCGAAGCGGGCGATCTCGGTGAGGTGATCACCTACAGCGGCGGCATAGCCGTCTCGGCGGCCGCGAAGCGCAACGGCAACTACGGCTGTCGCATCACCGTGCCCTCGGGCATGGTCGTGACGTACATCACGCTGGCCAACGGCTACGACAACAACGGCAACCCGGCCACGATCAGCCGCACCGCGTACACCGTGGGCTTCGGCCTGCGCGTGTTGGCGTTGCCGCAGACACTCAAGAGCTGGGAGTACCTGCTGCTGATCGCGGCGAACACGACGCATCGCGCGTCGCTGCGTCTTGGCCAGACGGGCAACATCCAGTTGTGTCTGGGCTCGGGCGTCTCGCCGCCGGTCGCGACGTGGGGTCCGCTCACGTTGAACCGCTGGTACTTCTGCGAATTGGCGGTGCTCATCGACCGCTACACCTGGCGGATGGACGGGCAGGTCGTCGCGCAGGGACTCGGCTCGCCGGGCGGCTCGATGAACAGCGCCCACCTGGGCAAGCGCATCAACCTTGCGTCGCAGGGCTACACCGTCGACGTGGACGACATCTACACGTGCGACGATGCAACGCTGTTCGGCCCGACGGCGCGTGTGGCGCGGCTCAACGCCAACGGCGACGGTACCGCCAGCGGATGGTATCCGCCGCCGCCGGAGGAACTGGAGCCGGGCGGCGCGATTGGAGTGGGGTGACGTCATGCAGTACTGGGAAAACGTCGCACAGGTCCCGCACGACGGCGACGCGTCGTACCTCGAGGGGTACTTCCCGACGGCGGCGTTCAATGTCGCCGTCGCGGACCTGGCCCTGCGCGTGTGCGAGCGCATCGTCGCCGTGGCCGCAGCCATGTGCTGGCGGAACACGTCCAGCGCATCGGGGCGCGCGGTGCTGCACGTTGGCAATTCCGAACAGGCCACGGCCAACTTCACGCCCAGCATCGCCTACGACACGGTCTTCGTGTTCGCCCGTACATCGCCCGCGACCGGCCGGCCGTGGACGCGCAGCGAGGTCAACAGCGCGCGGGTGGGCGGCGCCGTCTATGGTGGCTCGTCGCTGCGGGCCACGCAGGCCGGGCTGCACGTGTTCCTCTATACCGCCCAGGTCCAGATCACGCGCAAGGAGCTGCCCATGAACTTCCAGGCCATCGAACCGCTGACCGCGAGCGGCGAGGACCAGCCGGTCGAAGTGCCGCGCGGCGCGACGCTGCTGGTGCATCCGCTGGCGGCGAACGTGGAGGTCCGCGACGTGGCCGGCGGGACCGCCAAGCTGACCATCCCGGCCGACTCGATGGTGATGCTCGGCCCTTCGTACGGCCAGACGGTGTACCTGAAGGCGACGGCGGGCACGGTGATCGAACTCGCGGTGACGTAGCCCGGGCGCGGCAGTCAAGGAGGACTCAGTCATGCCCAACTTCGTCTTGGGGATGAATGCAAAGCTGTATCACGGCACGGCCGGCAACCCCGCGTCGACCGAGCTGACCAACGTCCGCAACGTGACGCTCAACCTCGAAGCAGGCGAAGCCGACGTGACCACGCGGGCCAACCTCGGCTGGCGGGCGACCGCGCCCACATTGCGCGAGTGCTCGGTGGACTTCGAGATGGTGTGGGACCCGGCGGACGCCGGCTTCACCGCCATCAAGAACGCCTTCCTGACCAACGGGCTGATCGCGCTGAAGGTGCTCGACCAGGCCAACGGCCAAGGGCCCGACGGCGATTTCTCGATCACGTCGTTCACACGGAGTGAGGAGCTCGAGGAAGCGCTGACGGTCAGCGTCACCGCGAAGCTCGCCGTGTTCCGCAGCTGGGTGGAAGGGACCTGAGCATGAAGACCTTCAATGACAACGCCGGCCGCACGTGGACGATCGCGATCAACGTGGACGCCATCAAGCGCGTGCGCGGCCTGCTCGACGTGGACCTGCTCGGCATCCTCGACGGCCAGCTCATCGAGCGGCTCTATCGCGATCCCGTCCTACTCTGCGACGTGGTGTACGCGGTCTGCAAGCCGGAAGCCGACACCCGCGAGGTCAGCGACGAGGCGTTCGGCCGCGCGATGGCGGGCGACGCGATCGAGCACGCGACCAAGGCGCTGCTGGAGGAGCTCGTAAATTTCTGCCCGAGCCCGAGGGATCGGGCGAACCTCCAGCGCATCCTCGCGACGACGTGG